TTAGCTGTAGTGACTGATTTTAAATCCCTTCAAATGTTGGATGAAATTGATATCGACGAGAAAGTTAGGTTAAACATTAAAGCTAAGATCCAAGACAAAATAAAAGAGAATAATGCCCAGTTAGACATAAAAGAGGTGGGTAATATAGAATGTATGAAAGATATCGAATCAATTTTGAAAGACAGAGCAGGGATGTCACAATCCGAGCGTAAAATCTTGATTTCAAAAATAAAAAGCTATTCACGAGAGGTGACTAGCGATGAAGAGACCGCAGTCGAATTTAAAAAATGGGCTGAGGAGTACGAACTAAAGCAAATGTTAAAAAACATAATCTCTCTGTGAGCAATATATGGTAGTTGAAGAAGTAAAGAAATTAATGGAAGGCGTCAGTGAAAAAATTGAAGCCATTCAAACAAAAAATACAGACATCGAAAAAAAGTATGATGGTCTACGTAATGAGGAAATTAAAGGTCTCCAAGAAGACGTACTAAAAAGTGCACAAGTAGCTCAAGATCTCAAACAAGCTCATGAAGCTATCTCAAAGCAAGTAGATGAAGCAGTTGCTTTGATGAGTCGTCCAGGTGCCGGATCTTCAGACAAGGATGAAGTAGCTGAAGAGTATAAAACAGCTATGCTTGAATATTTCAGAAAAGGCAAGGAAATTGACCCTAGTATTTCAGAAAAAGTAGCTAAGCAATTTACTGAGAAGCATTTTGGATACGAAAGTGATCGAAGTAAAGACATGATATCCAAAACACTTTTGACGGATTCTAACCCTGATGGTGGATATTTAGCTCTTCCAGAAAGAATTTCAGGTTTCATGATCGACAGAACATTTGAAAGTTCTCCTATTAGAGCAGTTGCAAATGTAATCACTACATCAACCAATATGGTAGAGATCGTTATCGACGATAATGAATCAACATCAGGTGGATGGGTAAGTGAAGAAGGTGAGCGACCAGGAACAAATACCGCACAAGTTGGTATGTTAGAAATAGCTACACACGAGCAGTATGCTGAGCCTAAGATCTCTAGAAAAATGTTGGATGATAGCTCAATTAACATTGAAGCTTGGGCAGCTAATAAAACAGACGACATCCTTCGTAGAACAGAAAATACATCTTTCGTGTCAGGTAATGGGGTAGCTAAGCCAAAAGGATTCCTTTCATATGATGCATGGGCAGTTGCAGGTGCTTACGAAAGAGGGAAGATCGAACAGCTTGAGTCAGGCAGTGACGGACTGTTCACAGCAAACTCTATAAAGAGTTTACAAAATTCTTTGAAAGAGCCTTACCAATCTCGTGCAGTATTTATGGTGAAGCGAGCATCTTGGACAGGGATTACCACTTTAGTGGACGGCAGCGGAGCGTATCTTTTAGACCCTAGATCATTGAAAGACGGCGATACTTTGAGATTGTTAGGTAGTCAAGTGATTTTCGCAGATGATATTCCAGCACAAGCAACTGACGCACTAGCTATGGCATATGGGGATTTTCAAGTAGGATATACTATTGTAGATAGACTAGGAATTCGTGTTTTGAGAGACCCTCTAACCGACAAAAGGTATGTTAAATATTACACAACTAAAAGAGTTGGTGGTGCAGTAACTAATTATGAAGCAATCAAACTTTTAAAATTATCAGAGTAATAGAGGAATTATGGCAGTTAAAGAAATCACAACTAACCTAAGGCAAGAGATTGCCTTAGCTCCACAAACTCTTACTACAGGGACTGATGTAGGTAATATTATCGACGTACAAGATGCTGATTCAGGAGTTATGTTCACAATCTTCACAGGAGCATATACTAATGGTACTTTTACACCAACATTGTTTGAGTCAGACGCTGCTGATATGTCGGGCGCCACTGCGGTAGCTAATTTAGAATTAGTAGGTCAAGACCCAACTAGTTCAGATACTCCTGAAGTACAGGCAGTTATTTCTGCAGCGAACAAGATTAAGAAACTTGGGTACACAGGCGTTAAGAGATATCTTAGACTAACTATCGTAACTACTGCCGCTGCTGCTGGAGCAGTTATTGGAAGTACAGTAACTAAGTCAATGGAAACAAAACCAGTTGAAGTAGTAGCGTAATTGTGGACGTAAAAATTACTTCAGAAGGAAAAGTATATGAAGACGTCACAACTCTTCATGTGTTTTCTTCTGAAGATATTGATAAGGTTTTTAATTTTCAGCCTAAATTCGCAGGAAGACTTGTTGAATTAGGAATGGCTGAGGATGTTTCTAAGCCCAAAGAAATAGAAGTTCCTAAAGTAAAGCTAGAAGTTCCAGAAGTAAAGCTAGAAGTTCCAGAAGTAAAGCTAGAAGTTCCAGAAGTAAAGCTAGAAGCAAAGACAACTAAAAAAACAAACAAAAAGAAATGAAATGAAAATCAAATAACATACAACATCTTAAATGAGTCTTCCAACCTTTTATTCCACATCCTCAAACATAGGCAACATTAAACCCGTTAACTATGTTCTAGTAACAGGACCAGCGGGGCTAGCAGTATCTCTAGACTCCGTAAAAACACACCTAAAAATCATAGGAACTGACGAAGATGTTGAGCTAACAGATATAATTACAGCAGCAACCACCTTTGGGGAAAAAGTAACTGGTAGAGATTTTATAAACAAAACGTACGCTACATATTTAGATTGCTTTCCAATAGGGTCAGTGAATGGCGTAACCATTCAAAAGTCTAAACTACAATCAGTTACGTCAATAGAATACTACACAGCAGGCGTATTAACTACGTATAACTCAGTAAATTATTATTTCACAGAAGATAGTGAGTACTCTTCAATATATTTATTGGAAAGTAAGTCATGGCCTTCAATAGACAACAGGCGACAGGCAATAAAGTTCACATTTGTGAGCGGTTATGGAGCTACTGAAACGGATGTACCTGAAATAATTAAAAGAGCGTTGTTGGCACATATAACCGACTTATATGAAAATAAAGGGGATTGTTCGGACTGTGATGGAGAATCTATTTCTAAGCAAGCTGAGGCACTATATAAGCCCTGTATTGTATCTACAAACCGATTTAGAATAATATAATGGCATGTAAAACAATTGGATATAAGAAATGGAAACTTTGTGCTTCTAATCTAAAGAATAAAATAGTTATCCAATACCCCGCATCAATATCCCTTAATTCCCCCGACTCCAATGTAGGGAGTTCTTTCATAGAGGTGTTCACTGCGTGGAGCATGGTGAAAACAAGACCAAGTAGAGACGGCTTCTTCGACCAAGTCAATCTAGCCAATTCATTGAATATAGATTTTTACATCAGGTACACCACTCAATTAGATATTGATAGAGAAATATGGGTACTTTTTAATGGTCGTAGATACAAAGTTGAAATTATAGAAAATATAGAAGAACTTAATAAAACATATAGATTAGGGGCGGTAGTTAAAGGCCCTCAATCAATAGCTGCAAACCAAAGGTGAGTAATATAATCACACTGGAGATTGAAAACCAAGACGAGGTTATAAAGTTTTTTGAAGATATGCCTATCTACGCTAAGCGAGCCTTCAAACGAGGGTTTGATATCTCAGGTAGGGAGCAGACAGACTATATTAAAAAAAGAATGGGAAGACGGGATAAGACCGGAAACCTATATACTAGGCATGTAGGCGCTGCAGGGGCTCTACTTAGTAAACCCATAACCCATGTCGCTTCAGCTCCTGGGGAAGCTCCCTCAGTGATAACGGGAGCTCTACGGGGTTCTGTGGGATATACTGTTGCCGGATGGGATTCTATGTATGTTGGGGCAGGTAGTCGAGACGTTCAATACGCGAAAGTACTTGAGGATGGAGGAGCATCCCCTGCTAGTTTTGAAAAAGTGAATTTCAAGGGAGGATTCATCCAACCCAGACACTACCTTAAAAAAAGTACTAAACTATTCGCTCCCCAAGTAAGAAATGAAATCAACAAACAACTTAATGGTATGATGAAAAGAAAAGGAATGGAGCCGACAAGATGAAAGGTGTAGATATTTCGAACAGACTAAAGCAGTTTCTACCTTACTACACCAATGAATTCAGTACTAACTTTGTAATAAGTAGCCTAACTAGATCAGGCACTACAGTTACCGCAATAACTTCAACCCCTCATGGAATGTCCACAGGCGATTACGCAACTGTTTTTGGGGCTAAACAAGTAATACCCATAACCTCTCTAACTAGAGTAGGTACGTCAGTCAATCTTGTTTCCACATTGGAGCATGGGTTTGTCGATCCTAGTAAGTATGGCAAGTCACTTAGATCATCCCTGACAGTAGAAGTAATAGGGGCAACTCCCTCGGAATATAATGGGACTTCCCAATTACTTACAGTCACCGACCAAAATAACTTATCATTTGAGATATCAACAACACCAACTACTCCAGCTAGTACACCAGGTACATTATTAATTAGAGACCAGGGACAGTTTAACAGGTACACCGACGTAGTAGTTATCGACACTACTACTTTCACCTACGAAGTTGGGGATATGGGAGGTCTAACTGCAGGAGGAACCATTGGTGTGAACGTTTCCTCTAGAGTTGGGTATGCGGCAACAACACAAGCAGTTGAAAGTTACTATAAAACCGACATTAGCAGGGCCGCTCAGAGTTGGATGTTTGTAGTGTTGAACGCAAAAACCACTGAACGAGATGGGGTAACTGCTACAGACACTCAAACACAAACTTATAGAAATGTAGAGTACTATTATCAATCCTCCCAATTCTTTTCTATTTATGTTTTTCTGCCCTGTAAAGATCAGTTACTGGCCGGTCCTGCTTCAGACCTAGCTAGAGAACTGGAGCTGCCTATCTTAAAGACCTTAGCCAACTTTCAGTTTAGTAGTGTTTTATGCGATGAGGTTTACCAACCAACTATCTATTTGGGGAACGAGCCTGAGAATCTATTAGGATCGCACTACATTCATAGATATGATTTTGCTGCAAAAGGATTGGTCCAAGAAGGAGACACTTATGATAAAAGCGACGGGACACTTCTTAAAGAAATTAATATAGGATCTTTCGGAACAGTAGATCCTTTCGAATCAGTTACATTATTCAACCAATAAACCACATGAGAATACTAATAAATAAAACACTGGGAGCTAAGTTCCAAAAAGGTACTGAGCTAGATTTAAAAGTAGATAAAGAAGATGTGCCTCTCCAACTATTCTGGAGAAAGCAACTTGAGGCCTCTGAAATTGACAAGTGTATTACAGTGTTAGATAATACAGCTAAACATATTTTAAAAAAGACAAAAGGTAAAGGTAAATAAATGGCAGCTAGCTTTCCAAGAGTAACAGCAAATATTAATTCCGCAGATCTGGCTGCTGTACCTGGAGCTAGAAAGATTTTAGTTGTTGGTCAACTGTTATCTGCAGGATCTTCCGCAGACGGTGCTTTACAAACTGATATTAAATCAGAACTAGAATTCAACACATTATTTGGACCAAAATCTCACATCGCAAAGATGGGTAGAGGATTGATTAAAAATCTTTCTATCTCAAGTGATAGACCCCAAGTAGATGCTATTGGATTAGCTGATGCAAGCGGAGGTACGGACGCTACTGGCTCATTTGCTTTCTCAGGAACGTCTACCGCGATTGGAACATTGAAAATCTACGTTGATTCTAAGAAAAACAATATATACAGTATAGACATAGCCGTTGGAGATACTGCAGCAGAAGTTGGAGATGCGCTGGCAGCAGCTATCACAGCAGACGTCGATGCTAATTTTACAGCAGCTAACTCAACTAGTACAGTCACCATTACTGCTGCGAATGCTGGAGTCAACGGTAACGACATAGGACTAGAGCTTTCAGGCTCAGTTGCAGGGATTGGCGTAACCATTACAGCAATGGCTTCAGGAGCTACAAATCCCACACTAACAACACTGTTCGATCCCATTGATGGAATACGGTACACTACCATAGTTTATCCTTACTCTTGGGGAACATCTACCCTAACTGCTCTAACAGAAGCTAGGTTCAATGTCGACAACAAAATCATCGACGGGCTTGGAATATCATGTATCCAAGACACTTACGCTAATATCAATTCTGCAGCAGATGCGTTAAATCTTAAAACATTTTCGTTACTAGGCAATAAAGAAGTATCCCTCACAACTAAGACGGGAGGGGCCATCCTTGAGAACCCCGATGTTATTGCTTGCCAAGTAGCTGCTTATCGAGAGCTTAGACTAACAGTAGGTGCAAACACAAGTTCTATTGTAACAAACGGACAAAACCAAGGTGGAAGTTTCTTCGGAGGCATCCCTTACCATAATACTCCATTTATTAATCTACCAGTTATCCCAGTCGGGCAAGACTTTACCGACATTGAAGCTCTTGAATTAAAGAACTCAGGGGTATGGTTACTTAGAAATAACCCAAATAACTTGGTTGTGTTATCAAATGAAGCGGTCACTACCTATAAAACAAATACGTTAGGTAATGCAGACATTACATTTAAGTACGTTAACTATGTTGATACATTGACTTTGGTTAGAGAGTATATTTTCAATAACGTCAAGGCTGATTTTTCCCAACACATACTAACTACAGGCGATTTGATCTCAGGTAGGCCAATGGTTAATGCTGATTCGTTTATAGCGGCTATGGTTGGATACTATGTAACATTGGCGGAAGATAGTGCATATGTATTACTTAGAGCAGGCGCTGCTGAAAAAACAGCATTTAGAGACGCAATCACCAAACAATTAAGGATTGTACTTAGTACCGGAACAATTACTGCCGATTCAATAGCTAATATTGTAGTCCAAGTACGGAATGTATTTTTAAATTTTACACCAACATTTGAAACATAGGAAACAATGGCTGAAATTAAACAAGGTGATTTAAGTATCAACAATACTATTGTTGGGTACGACGCTGAGGGAAAAGTACGAATTACCCCAGGCAGTACAACTTCTAAATTACACCCTCAAGTGAACGCAAGTCCTATAGCAATGTCGGATGTCACTACCAACTTCAGTACGATAACAATCCCTATTAGGGTAACTGATGCATCTAACGAACAATTCGATGCGTACAAAGCGAACGGAGACGGAAATGTTATATACTTTAGAGCTAAAAGCTACTCTAACTGTACATTAACTGTTTTGCCCGAACGGGAAGACAACGGTGTTGTTGATTATGTGTTTGTAGGAAGACCTGAAGCGTAATATTATTAAATTTTAAGGAGAGAGAATATGTTAGAAAGTTTAGATGTGATCCTTAGTGGAAAACTAAAGATCCAATTGGATGGGGAGTCTATGTCTTCTGAGGTTAGTGAGGTTACTTTAAAACCATTCTCACTTAACCATGTCCAAGGCAATAAGAAAAAAAAGTTTAGAAAACTTAAGCAACTTTTCCGAAATGTGATGTTAGAAGCGGAGCGGAACTCTGCAGCTACTTCGGGAAACAATGATTCATCCCCTGCCATCAGTAAGGATCCTGAAGAGGAAGAGCCTACTGAAGAAGAGATGGTGGGATTTGCTAGGCAATATGTATTAAGTCTGATGTCGTTGGACAGGTCTTTTGATTTAGATTATTTTACAGAAATTTTTATTGATTTTGTAGAAGACAATTTAATATTCGTAAAAGGCATCAAGAAACCCCTTATTAGGTTCCATTTGGAACGGTTAGAGGAAAATGATCTTGAGAAGATTATGATGAACTATGTTGCTGCTTTTTTTTTAGATTATTTCATAGAAAATCTGAAGTAAAGCAACAACCCTTAGAAGAAGAACTACTCCCCATAATTACCTCCCTTTGTTATTTCTTTAAAGGGAGCGTATCCTATGAATATCTTAAGTCATGTGCGATAGAGGAAATATACCTACTATTGGAACAAATGGATAGAATCAATAAACAACTATACCCTGACACTAAATGAATTACCAAGTCTATTATAAATATAATATTAAGGATAATATATCCCCTGGGCTGCAGAAAATAGCGGGACAATCCACTAAAACAAAAAGAGCACTTTCAAAACTATTTATAGAAAGTGGTAGGGATGCTGATAACTTCAAAGGTAAAGTAGGAAAGCTAGATGGTAAAATTAAAAAACTAGGTAGCACCAGTAAGAAAAGCTCTACCTCATTTAGAAGCTTTGGATTCCAGATATTAGCCATTGCAGGAGCCGTTAAAGTATTTAATACAGTACGTTCTTTTGATAAGGATATAGCGTCGTTTCATAAAACATTGGGAAAAGGAACTGCCCCACTAAAGAAGTACCGAGATGAAATGTTAAGGATAGGAGGTACCACTCGGTTTACCGCTGGACAAGTGGCGGATGCAGCTACTTTGGTGGCAAAGTCGGGGGTAACTGATTTTGATCAACTGTTTGGCATAGTTTCCGCCGCAACTAAATTGGCGTCACTAGAGCAGTTGGACGATCTTACTAAAATTTCTGAGGTGATCCTTCAGGTGCAAAAAGCATATGAAAACTTTGGGAAAAGTTATTCATCTAATGATATTTTTGAAACATTAGCTACTACCCTTAGTAATTCTAGTTTAGATTTCGCAAGGTTTAGCGGGTCGCTTAAAAACATCATAAGTCTGGCCGCTCAGATGCAAATCCCATTTAAAGAGTTAACTACGACATTGGGTATTTTGAGTGATCAAGCGGTGTTTAAGGGTAGTGGAGGTACTAAGATACGAATGTGGTTGCGTAGCATAGTAGATTTAGGGAATGCGGATATTAGCTCTAAGCAGGGTAAGGCGTTTTTATCGATGTACGACATACAGGACTATAATAAGATAAGTCTTGCAAGGCAACTTCAACATACAGGTGAAGCAAGTATATTGACGTCTCTTAAAGCACAATACCAAGGGTACCAAGCAGTCAAGGATAAAGCATCCGCTCAAGGGAACCTACAAGCCATATATGGGAAGAGGGGTAGTGAACTTTCTATTGCAATGGGTAATTTGAAAAAATTCATTACTTTACTTGAGACGTCGAATACGACTATGGATATTGATAAAAAAATATCTATCGCAACTAATCAGTTAGATGAGGATTTTCAAATTTTACTGTCAACAATAGACGCTTTAATACTTGAGATGGGGGATCGAGGTCTAAAAGGTGCTTTTAGATCACTAACTCAATCAATAACCGCAGTACTTAGAGGAGCTATTTCAGGGGATATGACGGGGCTGTCCCCCACCCAACAAAAATACGCCAGAAACATTTCAGATTTCGCCACTCAATTACCAAAGATACTCAATCATATCTTTGGGGGAGGCAGTACTAAGGGGATAGGCTCGATAGGGATGACTATTATTTCGGTAGTAAAAACCCTATCCTCCCTACCTGGACTGTTTATCACATTAGTAGAACAAGTGACTATTGTAGCTTCCGCGTTAGCTAAAATCGCAAATAGTACTATATTCTCAGGACTCGGCGTAAATAAAACAAAGCCAGTACTGGATGCCCAAAGCAATAGAAGAGCTGCCCATCTTAACTTCCAAAACTTACAAAATTCCCCCTATGGGAAAGACTTGCAAGCGTGGCAACTTAGGAACCCCATGGTTAGGGGAACGGGCTACCAAAGAAACAGTTTTACACGGCCTGTGAATAATAATGACCCTATGCCTCAAGCGTATCCTACAGCATACCCTATAGGCCCTACTACTTCAGATAAAAAATCGGAATTAGATATTAAACTATATATGATGAATGATACGGGGAGCTCAACGTCGGTAGACTTTGAAAAACGAGAGTCTGGTCTAAAGCTAGGGTTTAACTCACTACTAGGGAATTAGAGTATGTCACTGTTAAATATATCTAGACTAAATATAGCCTCCTGTAATGGGGTGGAGTTTGCGTACCAGAACTCTAATATAAAAGGAGGGAGGAAAACCATCACACATGAGATCCCCAATTCCAACATCAGAGTGGTAGAAGATTTGGGAGTATCTCTACCTTCATATAAGATAACTGCCATCATAGACATCAACAATCTAAATAATAAAAACAAACTTATCAATGAGTTAGTCAAAAGGGGGCCTATCCAACTAGTCCATCCTGTGTTTGGGAGTAAGAAAGTTACTTTAAAGGAGTTTAACAGCAGAGATTCCATCCAACAATTAGGGGCGCTATTTATTGACATGGAGTTTGAGGAATCGGAGGAACCGGCATTTGGAGTAGAGTCCCTTCAACAATTGGGGTCGCTAGTGGATCAACTACAGTCTGCACAACAGTTTGTAGGATTAGCCCTATTTAAGATAGCTAAAGTTAAGGCAGTATTCGATTCCGCAGTGTCTAAAATCCAACAAGTAGCCGATCTAATAGATACAGTATCTAGGACAGTAACTAATAGTGGCAGTGGGGTAACTTCATTATCAAATGCATTAATTTCACTAAAAGAAAATACCGCATCTCTTGTAAATTCTCCAGATGTGCTATTCAGTACCTTAGCTGCTTCTGTTACTAATTTGGCGGCTGCGTATGACGACGATGCTAGTGGAGAACCTGATGAAGAAAATCGAGCATCTTCCCTAGATAGCTTAAATAGTGTTTCAGATAGTAATGAGGAGGTTGTAGGAGTATCTACTAACATCCTTCAACGAACAACCAACCAAACCCTAATCAATAATCAAATATTAGTTGGAACGTTAGGCTTGGGATATCAATATGCCAGCGAGCGGGAGTATGTATCATTAGAGGCCCTAGATATTGAGCGTGAGCGTTTGGAAAACTTATATCAAAGCTTCGCCTTTACATTAGTTGATCCTGTTTTCGATCAAATGACGAAAGTTAGACATTTAGCTAATCTAACTTTTGATAATATAGCTATCCGATTGGAGAGAATACTTGAGGTAGAAACGCCTTCAGTACCTTTAACTGTTCTTACCTACTCACTGTATGGGTCTTTAGCTAATAAGGACATCATTAGAGGATTAAACCCTTTTGTAGATACCTCTGAAGTGAGTGGAAACATTAAAATATTAACTCAGGGATAAATGGCAGTAGCAGGTAAGATCAGTACTTACATTATGGGCCGACTTTTTGAAGGTTTGAGGGATATAACAATCCACACTTCTATGAAGAATTTATGTGGATCATTTTCTTTCTCATACGACCCTACCAAACTATACACACTACCTAACGGTCGAAGTGGGCCACTACCTTCCCCAACAGGAAATTCTCAGCAGCCTACCCTCCAAGATACTTGCGAATTTTACATAGATGGTAATAAGATATTTACAGGTTACATAGAGGATGTTACAGGGGGGTACTCAAGCACTACACACCACATAACATTCACAGGTAGATCTAAAACACTTGAGATAGTCGATCACACTATAGTTAAGGGGGTAAACTATCTAGCGCCTCCCCTTACCCAGTTAACATACAAACAACTGTTCACTTCCATACTAAAGGATAATGAATTAACTAACCAGAAAGTAATATTCGATCCATCTTTTAAAAACCTAGGTGCGACATTGTTGGTACAAGGAGAGAAAGCTATAACTGAAACAGGGGAAAGTGTTTTTAAAGTACTTGATACCTACGCTAAGAAATTAAATGCAATTCTTATAACCGATCCCGAAGGGAACTTATTGGTGACGAAGGGTAACTCCACTAGATTTGTAGGGAACCTCACAAATAAAATAAATGGTACAGCAGGAGCGGGCTCCAATAATATATTAGAGGCGGACTTTGGAGGCAAAACATCTAGTAGGTTCTCCAAGTATACCCTACTCTCCCAATTGGATACTACTGTTTCGAAAGGGTCCGATAAAGTAGTGGATACTAGTTTAAACACTACCCAGTTAGCGTTTGTGGTAGACCCTGATATCAAACTTACTAAGGAAAAGGTCGTTCTAATATCAAGTGCAACACCTAAGGGAGTTCTTCAAAAAATGGTGGAGTGGCAAGCCAATCTAGCAAAGACAGCAGCGTCTACTTATAGGTGTAAAGTTTTCGATTACTACACATCTAGTAATCGAAATTCTATATGGGAGATAAATAAGATGGCTAATGTAGACGATGAGTTTAGTTTAACAAAAGGCCCTCTTTTAATTGACTCTGTGAGTTATATTAAAAGTAATTCGGGGACTTTTTCACAACTAACGTTGGTAAACAAAAACTCATACTCCAATAGGGAGTATACTAATAGTATAGCCGCAGGAGTATCTGGGACAGTAGCTTCAGCCTCCCTCTAAACTAGGCCAATACTTTAGTCTGACCTGAATTATCTATTGAACAAGTACCTCCTCCTGATGGAGCAGTTATTGTAGTATTGTTGTTCAACACAGGAGCTGTTCCATCTCCTAAAATAACTGAGGTAGCTGATACGGTTACTGTGCCTGTAACTGTTAAAGCAATATTCCCTGCTATCGTAGCTGTAATATTAGTGGGGGATGTGATGTCCAAACTTCCATCTGCTTTAAATACTACCATTCCCCCTCCCACAAAATTTCCAATAGCAACCTCATTCTCTAACAATAGTGGTTGGGTATCGTACCTATAAGGTGTCGCGTATAGTATCGTATCTGAATCCATAATCCTATATATCAAACACATACTGGAAGGATTGGACTTGCCTTGGATAGACGATGAGAACCCATACGGGTATACTAGGTTTACATTATCATACACTTTATTAAGATACTCTACTTTTGCCAGTTGGCCGTTAGCTGATGTTTCTTGAATGTGACCTTTTACAATTGAAAAACAATTATTCATACTTATGTCTATAGATATTGCGTTAATCCAAGCCGAAAACGGCACGTGGGATATAGATTTTGAAGGTGGGGATCTAAAGCAAACAGATGGTTTAGATACTGCCCTTTATATGTCAGTACTAATGGAAAAGCGAGCAGCACCTTCCCAAGTAAGTTCTCCACGACTACGCAGAGGACATTTCACAAACGAGTTCAATAGAGTACCTAATTATGAGGTAGGGAGTTTGCTATGGTTTTACACAGACCAACAAAAGATATTAGAATCCACTTTAATTAATATAGAAGATACTATTATCTCAGACGGAATACAATGGATGATTGAAGATAATATATTAAAAACAGTATCAGTAAGTGCTAATGTGAAAATTGTAGCGTCCAAGAAGCGCATCACTTTAGATATTAAAGTAACTCCTACTGACGAAACCCAAAGTAGGAACTATCAATTATTCGTAAATACCTTTATCTAACCTATGGCTGACTTAAATTTACCCTCTATCGATACTGTAATAAACAATCTATCTACTGATTTAATTAGCTCAGTTAACACAGGTCAAACAGATATTACAAAACAAATAAACCCTAATATTAGAAATAGCCTCATACTCGCTGTAGTTAAATCTATGGGAGCGGGATTTGATGATAACTACCGATTAGTTCAAGAAGCCATAAATGAATTCTTCCCTCAAACAACCACATTATATATAGATAGATGGTTGGGGTTGTACGGTGTGAACAAACAGCAAGCTACTCAATCATCTGGGAATATCACAATAGAGGGTACTGCCTCAACTATTATTTTAGCTGGGACAACGTTCACTACTCCAGGTGGAATACAATATTCAAGCGACGCATCCGCAACTGTAAATACCTCCACTATAGGTATTACATCAATAACTAGAGTAGGTAGTACAGCTACAGTAACTACATCTTCCAATCACAATCTGGCAACCAGTATTTCAACTACACTAGCAGGTTCTGATCAATCGGAGTATAACCTGACTACTGACGTAATAGTTACAGGTCTCAATACGTTTACATATCAAGTAGTTGGAACACCAACTACTCCAGCTACTGGAACAATTACTGTTTCGTTTACCGCTGCTAACGTTTCACTAACATCATCTTTAAGCGCAGCAGCCTCCAACCAGGACTCAGGCGTACAAATTAGCTTAGTTAGTCCGTTGTCAGGAGTCAACACAGATGGTTTTGTCCAATTCAGTACTATTAGTGGAGGAAGGGATGCCGATACAACCCCTCAGCTAACTGCTAGATTATTGGACAAAACTTCTAATTCAGCAGCACCTTTTACTGTCCAAGGTATTCCAAGATTTATAAAGAAAAACGTGGCTGGAGTAACTAGGGTATTCCCTCAGAGAGCTACTCCAGCAGCAGGACAGGCTACAATATACTTCATGAGGGACAATGATACAGACAGTACTATCCCCAGCAGTTCGGAAGCAGCAGTGGTTAAAGCAGCTATTATATCTGGTGTACCTGGTGTAGATGGAGTGTTACCTTTAGAAATGGCAGAAGCTGATCTAATAGTATCACCACCAACAGCAGTGGTTATGGACTTCACATTCACCACATTGTCCCCTAATACTGATGATATGCAAAATGCTATAACCGAATCACTGACCGACTTCTTCAAGAACAATACTATTCTGGAAACTAATGTGAGGGCTACTCAATATAATAATATTATATTTTCAACACTAGACTCCAACGGTAACCAGCCAGCATTCGCATTATCTGCGCCCAGTGGAGATGAAACGATTGGTGAGGGGGAAATAGCTATTCTTGGAACAATCTCATATCCATAAAATATGACTAGAGAATTTATAAAACAACGAACTATCCAAGAACAATCAGATGTACTAGCGCAATATCTTCCTGGAGGCCCTCTATTTCTTTTAAAGAATAAGGTAGCTACCAATGAGGCAGGTCTTAGAGTCCCATTTGAAGTTCCCGCTCAGATAGGAACTCCTATCAATAATTTAGATAATTCAAATTGGAGAAAGCTATTAAATGGGCTAGCACCTCAATTTAATAGGTACAGGGAAACTATTAATGAGATGTTCAAACAATTGGACCCTACCGTAACGGATGTGTTCTTACGAGAGTGGGAAACCCTATTGGGGCTGCCCGACAATGTACTTACCGAAACTAGAGATCCAGATAGAAGAAGGCTACAAATACTAATTAGATTAGCTACACTAGGGGCCTCGACTAAAGAGGACTTTGAAAGAATAGGTACGGTAGCGGGGGTATCAGTAGTAGCTAGACCTAAAACATCAGGAGCAGGTGCTAGAGAGACTATTATATTTGATATAGCTGGCCTAAATGATCCGAGAGCACTGACTTTGACATTACCATTCATTTTGGGAGATAATTTACCCAATCAACTTATAGATCTTTTTAAAGAAATAGTCCCTTTACAATGTGGAGTGGAAATTAATTTTGTGTAGTAATTATGGGAAAGTATGACGATAAAGAAACTGGTAATTCAGTAGATGCTACTGAATATAATCAGGTAGTTCGGCCATTAAAGAATATGATAACATCAGGTGGACAGGCTATTGTGGACGGGCAGAACAATCAAGTAGGTAAATCTGTAGCTAACTATGCGGCTGGAAGTAACTTCTTTACCGATAGTGGTAGTGGGACTGCTTATGTTTTATCTAAAGTATCCACTTTCAATGAACCAACTGTGTACACTACAGGTTTCCAAGCTAGATTTAAGGCAGGCAGTACAAATACCGCATCTGCCACAATTAATATTGAAACAATT